GATATACCTGCATACTGAAGTATTTTAGATGTAATAAGAGGCTCATCAGTTGCTGGAAGTTCAAAGTCTTGATAGTCAGAAGCTCCTTGGTTAAATAAAGGCTCACCGTTAGCGAGGCTTGTATATGTCCACTTAGGATCCTTTGGTTTCCTAATATACTGTGCTGCTACACGACCTACATTACTTATACTTTCAGGGTATAAGTTTATAGTTAATTCACTTTGAGTGAACGCAGGAGTTGTTGTACTAGGTGATGTTAGGTTTGAAGAGTTTAGCATTGTTATCTTAGAGTGAGACACCCTTTCAGATTCTTTCTGTGTGAGTTGGTTTGCGTAAACGGTGTACCTAACACCTGAGGCATTCAATAGATTTGAATTAACCCTCAACTGTGTTGTAGAAACCCTTTCTAAAACCTCAACAAATTTTATGTTATCATTTATTTGAAAAGAAACATAGTTCCCAACTCCTATCGTAGAAAAATCTTTAGTACTGTCCTCTATAATATCGTTACCTGCATCAAAACCATCTGTTACTCCTTGGTCTAGTAAGGACGTGTATACTAAAACCTTGTTTAACAGGTAGTAAGTGTTATCGTTGTTGTCCTCATTAGGCATATTGTACTTGTTACCTGAAACGTTGTATAGGTAATCTTCTACTGAAAATGTATCTATAACCTCCTCTAGGTTTTTAACTATATCAGCATATCCACTTCCAGATACCCTAGCGTTTTGTTTAGCTATCCATTCATTGTATCTATAAAAGTAATTCTCAAATATATCTAATTGAGCCTGCTTTGCGTATAAGTTAAAATCAGAAGGAGTTATGTATCCAAAGTTGTGTTTATTAGCTACAGCTAAGACTGTGTTTCTAACACTATTTATCATCTGACTATATTTTTATGCAAAGATAATCAAAAAAAAGAAACCCCCTCATTACTGAAGGGGCAGGTATATAGTGGTTAACTATATAGATTTTAATCTTCTAATTTATTCTCCAACATAGTCATAAGCTCTATACCATCATTAGTCTGGAAGAATGAAGCCAATGTAAACACTGGTGACTCTCCAAATGGAATGCTTATAATCTTCTTCTTGTTTGAAGGTAAGTTAAAGTATATATCTTTGTTCTTGTTTTTTAGCTTCAATAAGCCTTCACTAAAACATTTAGAGGCTAAGTTTTGAAGTTTTAACATAGGATCGTTCAATGTATCTAAGAAGTCTGTTGGACTGTTTTTAGCGTACAAACGAATATCTCTTTTTAATTCTGCTGTTGACATTTTATCTACATTTAATGATAAAGCAATCCTTCCGATTGTCTCTAACATTTCAATAGGTAAGTCCCTTGCAGCAACCTGAGCCTCAAGTTGAGCATCTAGCATCTCAACATCTTCAGCAGCATTCTTTTCATTGTCAACCTCTTCAAAGATTGTTCCGTTACCAGGATGTAAAGATAAGAACTCCTGTAAAACAGGGTTTGTCTTTGGAACAAATAACATACCATCTTCAAAAACAACAGGCTGAATTATAGCGTTATTATCCTGATCCTCTTCAAATGGTGTTCTTTGATTTGATGCATATCTAAGAGCTCTGTTACGCTCTCCATCAAAGTATAGTAAAGGTTTTCTACGTGAGTTACGTGAGTTAAGGATAAATACAATAGGAGATGTACTTCCTTTTAATCTGTAGGTTTTGTCCTTAAGGACTGTTTGTTTTTTCATTTTTATTTAATTTAAAATTTATAAGAGTAATAATTACCCCCGTCATAATAACGAGGGTAAAAATTACTTATTTTTACTTCTTATTTAAATAAGAAGAAGTTGTTTGCACCTAAAGTACATAAAGCTCTTTCTGATAAGAAGTGAACCTCCATAGCGTCTAAGTCGCTATTTGAAGCACCTCCAGCAGAACCAACGATCCAAGATTTCATCTTTCTATTCTCAGTTTCAGAAGCTCTATATCTTACGTGTAAGAATGGTCTCTTAGCGTTTTTACCCATAACTTGGTCATAAACAGATGTAGACCCAGCAGGAACTAAAACACCATCAATAGCACCACCAACTAAACCACCTCTCATAGTAGCGTCGTTTAAGTATTTCCAGTCAGACTTATAGAAGTCATAACCTCTACGGAATCCTGAGAAACCTAAGTTTAATGCCATATCAGAATCGTTATCGAATAAACCGAAAGAAGCACCTGAAGAACCAAAGTTGTTTTGAGCAGCTAACACGTCATCAATCTCGAAAGATAAAGCACGGTTAACAAATAAAGCATTCTCTTCGATAGCACCTTGCTTGTCTAAACGAGTTACAACAGCATCGATATCAGCTAAAGTCTCTAAAGAACCAGTAGTAGTGTTTCCTTCGTTCTCTACAACGTAGAATAAACCTTCAGACCCTTTGTTACCTAAGTCTCCAGCAGCAGCAATAGCTCCTGAGTTAGCCTCAGCAGGTACAGCTTCAATCATAGCAGTTTCTAAGTAGTCCTCGAAACGTAATCTAGTTTCGTGCTCTGATTTCAAGTACCATAAGTATCCTGAACCATTATCACCTTCTACTTCAACCCATCCGATTTGAGCCATATCAGATCCTGATACGCTATACTTATCCTTGATGATGATTGGAGTGTTTGATTTTTCATCAAATGGAGCCTCTAAAGCACCTTCCATTCCGTTAGATCCTTTTTTGAATTCAGAACCGTATACAAACACGTCTAAGTCTGTACCACTGTTATCTCCAGGACTTAATCCAGCTACAGCAGGTAAACCAGCTGCATCATAGATAGCTACTGTGATAGCATCAGTTGCGATAGCAGTAACGATACCCTTGAAAGAAGCAGTAGCTCCGTTAGAACCGTCAGATACCATAACAGTCTGTCCTTTACGGATAGAGTGTCCTGTAATGTTAATTACAACAGAATCATCTGTAGCAACTACAGCATTATCTAAAGTAACACCTTCATATTTAATATGTAACCTTCCTTGCTCAGTCCACTTAATTAAGTCAGAGTTAAAAGGCATTTCAGCTCCAACTAATCTAAGGAAAGAACTGATTGATCTGTTACCGTAACGCTCAAATTCTTTTTCGTAAGTGTCAGGTAAGTATTGATTTAAGAAATCAAAGTTTGTGATGTAAGAACCAGGAGTTGCTACCTGGCTTGGAGTCGGAGTCAAGCTCACGTTTCCGCCTATTGTATAAGCCATTTTTTTTGTTTTTTAATTGTTTAACGTTTTTTTATTTTTAATCCTCTACCACTGTCAGACTCTACAGCTCTAATCTTAATCCCAGATGAACTTACTGTCTTTTGAGGTGCTGATCTAACATCCATATCTATATTTTTAGATGAACGAACAGAACTGTCAACAGCATCAGCCTTACCCTTTTCATAAAAGTAAGATGCCAATTTATCTGGATTAATAGCAGCACTTAAAGCCTTGTGATATCCAGCAGGATCTTTTATCATACCGTTGTCATCTAAATACTTAGACACAAAGTTTGTGATATCAGATTGAACACTTTTTAATTCAGACGCTTCTCCTGGTTTGAAAACTAAACGTTTATCTCCGACATTGAACTCAAAACCTTTGAATTCATCATTGAATAGTTCTTCAGTCTTCTTAGAGAAGTACTCCGACTTCTTAGCGTTTTCCTCTTGGATAGTACTTGACTGTGATATATATTCCTTGTAAGCATTGTACTGCTCTAACTCATCTTCGTTGACAGGAACCTTCGACTCGATAGGAACCTTATAAGTCTCCTTTAATTCGTTAAAGTATTTCTTTGCTTTAGCAAGTTCTCTTTTCTTTGCGATCTTTTTAGCCTTCACCTCAGAGTCTTCATCCAAATCCTCATCATAAGAAAATTTTTCACTCATAAGATACTCAATATCCTCAGAGTCTAAATCATTCTCGGTAACGGAATAATAATCACGCAATAATTGGTCTGGATTTATCTGATCAAAATCCTCTTGAAGTTTCATAAAATCATTGATACCACGACCTGTTTCTTTCTTGTACTTTAAGAAAGCAGAAACGTCCTCAGGTAAATCAACATCAGCCTCTCTTTGAGCAAATAGTTCATCTACAGAGTTTATTTCTTTTTTATATCTATCCTTAATAAATGAAAGAACTTCCTCCTCACCAAATTGAGGAGCTTCTACTTCAGTTTGTTGCTCTTCAACAACATCCTTTGTAGTTTTATCTTCTACAACCTGTTCCTCAACAACTTCTTGTTCAGTGGTCTTTTGCATTAATTCTGTTTCTACTTCTTGAACCGACTTTTGTTCTGGTCCAGAAACCTCTTTTACTTTTAATTCCATATTTAATTTAATTTACAGCGCAAAAATACGCATTAATATAATTTATTTATTTAACGAGGTTCAAACTCAGAAAGGTCGAACCCATCTAGTGTGTCCTCGTTTGATTCAAAGTTTATAGGAGGTAGATCCTTCTTACGCTGCTCTATCAATTTAGACTGCTGAGTATTCTGTTTGCTAATCCTATCGTCCTTAGCCTTCTCCTTTATATCCTCTCTATCCTTAATTAGATTTGCTTCAGCACCTCTAAGCTGCATATTCATTTGGAACTCAAGATTCATTAACTGAATTTTTAGTTCAGCTTCACCCCTTAATTTCTCTAAAGCAAAACCTGCCTCAGCTTGTGCTATCTGCATCTTAGATTGAGTCTCCATCTGCATTTTTTGAGCTGCCATTTGAGCTGCCATTTGCTGTGACTGCATATTAGCCTCCTGCTGCTGCTGAACCTTTTGCATCTCGTACTCTCTCCTATCCTTCTCTTTTCTTTTTCTTTTTACCTTTAGTAACTGGTTAGCTAACTTAACATTCTTAACCTCTCTAATATCTATAGCGTCATCAAGATCAATAGCGTCTCTAGATAGAGCAATCTGTATATTCTGTTCTAGCTGTTGCTTCTCCTCTTCATCAGGAGCCATCTCTATGAATATACCAAAGTCATATATATGTAAATCCTTTATATCGTTTAAAAGGTTTACGTTGTACTTCCCTATCTGCATTATGAACTCTTCCTTATACGGGTAATACTCTAATGCATCTGATACTCTACAGGATAATGCTACAGCTAAGTCTCTGCTTATATCTAAAGCCCCATCTATTATGTGTCTTGTTGCTGTGTTACTGTTTAGTGCCGCCAACTTTTGTAAACCTACTAATGAGTTTGGATCAGGCATTGAACCATCTCTAGCTTCATTAAGCCCTGTAACGTCACGTAACATTTGTAGATAATGATTGTAACTACCAATAAGACTGGATATCTTAGCCTGTCCTGAATTTTTAGATAGTTCTTGTATTGGAACACGAGCGTTATTGAACTCACCATCTTGAGTATAGCTTCTACCTACAACAGAACCTGTTTGGAAGTAAAGCTTCAATGCATCCTCAGGAGAGTATGTAGCTCCGTTACCAAGGTCAACTTCATTTAATCCATCAGCATCTATAAACACACCATCTGGTACAACTTTTTGTATTACCTGTTGCAACTTCAAGTGAGTCATTTGAATAAGGTCAGCGAAAGGAATCATACGTCTTAATAGTGACTCTATGTTACCCTTATACATTCTCGGAGCACAAGCAATATAGTTTGGTAAAGCATTCTGAGATGAAGACTTAGGTCTTACCATATTCTTAGCAAGCTTCCAGTCTAGTACTATGTTAGTACCCATAACCATAACACCTTCATACCAGACCTCTATCTTCTTCTCAATCTTTTCAAATCCTCGTTCTTCCATCATCTCTTGTGGTGGGTTGAACTCGTCATCCTTCTCTATAACCTTTTCACCCTTCTTCTTGTAGACCATATTCTTTGTGGTCTTGTAGTTGAAGTATAGTAGTGTTACATTATCGTTATTAAATAATGAGTTATCGTAGTATTGAGTAGAATGGAAGTAACTATGCCAGTCTTGACTGTACTTACCTATTGTCTTTAAATCTTCGTTTGTTATGCTTGGGTCTATCTTTACAACTTCTGTAATTGGTACACTCTTTACCTCTCCCCAATAAAAACAATCAGAAAAGTTTGGATCCTCTGTGTAACTGTAAACAACATTAGCTGGATCTACATACTTCGCAACAATACCAGCACCTGGCTGGAACTCGTGCTTTGCCACACCTATACCTATTGTAGTTAAGTCATAAATAACTCTCTTCCTGGTGTCCTCGTACTTATTTTCAGCTAAAACTGTATTGATAGCAGCCTCCTCGGCTAGTTCTATTGAAGACTTGTAGTTAAGCTGCATATGCAGTTGAAGCTCCTCATCATTCTCAGGTATCTCTTCTGGAGATGTACTAAACGCATCCACTCCAAAGTCATTCTTTATTTTAGTCAACAAATCCTTAGAGACCATATCAGACTCAATATTATCTTGATATGAGTTTCTTTTTTCGGCAGACATAGCATCCTGAGCGTAAGCCTTTACCTCGAACATCCTGTCCGACATACCGTTAACTACTATATCAATAAACTTAGGTATGATAGGGACTGGTGTCCAATCTAAGTTCATATATGATAAATCTCCATCTACAGCAATCTCGTTCTTATATTTCGCAACAGACTGCTCAGCTCTAGCGTACAACCTTAACTTATGGAAAGCATCCCACTGGTTATAAAACTTAGATCCCCCATTGTCACGTTTAAACCACTCGTACTGAATAGCTTGACCTATTCTTAATCCAAATTCCTTTGTATTTTTCGTGGAGTCAGGTACGTATTGACTTGGGAAAGTAGAAGGGTTGATAGATATTTTTACTTCTTTCATCTAATTATTTCGCTAAATCTTCCTTTATTATTATATCTTGCAAAGTTAATGCTTATTTTTGAATCTTTTTTAATGTCTTGATATGTATGTTTTTGCGTAGCCATAATAGCTAAACCTGAACTGATAGATGCATCAAACTTTGTTCTATTGTTTATATCAAACCTTGCCCAGTCTTGAAGTGTCCTACTAAAGTACATAGAACCCATCTCATCACTAGACCTGTAGTTCCCCTCAGTGTCCAGTCCAACATACTTTTCTATATATGTTTCAATAGCAGATGCGTGCGCCTGCTTAATAGCCTCAGATGAGTTTGGCATACCACCAAGTTCTTTCTCTGTCTTAGATAGATTCCTTAATGGCTTATCAGGTCTGTTCATTGAATACTTTCTGTACCCTCTATTCTTAAAATGATACAAAAGTCTTGGTTTGTTATTCTCAACAAGTATAGGCATACCATAAAACACACAAGACATCAAAACATCCTCAAAGAATATTTCAGCGGTCTGAGGTCTTGCTACATACTCTAAAAAGAATTGATTCACAGGAGCATCATCCATATGAAACTTAGTAAGCCCATGTAGTGCACCGTTAGATCCTCCTCCACCTACCGTTCCTGATATATCGTAAGAGTCACAACCAAACGCTCCAACATGCTCATTACCAGGGAACTTCATACCGTTACGTACCACCATTCTATTCTGTAATGACTGATTAGGTATCCAGGATACCAAAAACCTTCCTCTATCGTCAGGAACCCAAACAACCTCTGTGTCCTTCTTACCGTCTTTCCAGTGGAACGAACCCTTAACCAAAACCCTATCTCTTATAAGGTTATCGTTGTAGTCCATCTGCTGGTATATTTTTGTTAGATTAAATATAGATGACTTACTTTCATCCCTAAATGCGTGTGACTCTGTCCTAGGGAACTGTCTATAAAACTCGTTAAGTGCATCAGGATCATTCTTTAAACTAGCAACCTCGTTATCCCAGTAATCTATAGCTCCTTTCTTTATGTAATCCCCGTTTACTCCTTTTATTGGTTTTGAAGGATTATCTAACACTGGGTTACCGTATCTATCTATAAAACCTTCTAGGTTGTACTCCATAGGGACGAAAAGTGAATATAGTCCACTTTTAGTTTGACCATTTGCGTTTCTTGTTTTCGGATCTGAGTCGTAGTAAAGTTTCTTAAAATTTTCACCTCCCTTATCTAAAGCATTTGACGTTGATCCCATCAGGCACTTGCCTATAATCCTACTACCTAATCGCAAACAAGTCTTTGTTACACGCCAGTTATTTAATATGTTATTAGGCTTGATCCATTTTCCTGACTCGTCATGAACAAGTAGCTGTAGCTTCTCACCATCGTATGAGTTGTCGTCAGTGTTCTTCCAGTCTATTGTTGTGTCAAGACCAGCCATATCATCTGCATCGTCATACATATTCTTCTTAGTAATCTTAGAAGCAGGAACACGATACGCTAACTCAGTCTTAGGTTTATCCATACCATCCTGTATAGGCTTAAAGAAGAAAGGGTAGTTACTAGATATAGGAACAACCTTGTCTGTAAACATCTTTTTAGCATCCGAACCTGTTTTAGACAGTATTCCAACCCTAGAATTTTTTGCGAGTGTTGCTGTATTAACCGTTTCAGCAGAGGACATAAAAGAAAAACCTGAACGTCTTATCTTCAGGTATATCATACCAAAGCATCTAGGGTCAGCCTTACAAGCCTCCCAAAATATAAAAAATATTCTGTTTGCCTCACGAAAGTCTGGATGACCTACATCTATCTTTGTCCACTGCAGGTACATATAGTGTGTACCAGTAATGTATGTAGGAACTCCGTTATTGTAGAACCAAAATCCGTTCTCTCTTCTATCGAACTCCTCCTCAATATAATCAACCCAGTTGCTCTTAAATTCTTTAGGAGACTGGTTCCATTGAAATATTGACTTTATTTTTTCTAGTGTTTTAGGATACTCGAACGGCTCCCAATACTGATCCTCCTTCTTTGTACTTCTCTTATGTATGTTGTTAGGTTTAGGTGGAAGCGCTATGTTAACACCGTTAATGTTCCATATATCACCTATAGTACCATCCCTAGATATAACTACAACGTCATACTTCTCGTCATAACCATAAGAGAATGATTTTGCTTTGTTCTTTTTTTTTATTACACCACTAGGTATAAAATTATTTAGCTCTTCTTTCAGCAAAATTGTTCATGTCTTTAGAGTTTTCAACACTGCTTTCTAGCATAGACCTCTCAGATTCTATTCTGTTTAAAATCTCAAACGCATCGAATATAGCAAGCTTCTTTGATGCAGCAGCGTTCTTTAGCCTGTCAGCTGCAATGTCTGGAGACAGGTCATCATAATCCTTCTTAATAATACCTTCCTTAGCAACCTTTATAAGTTCCTTAACAGCAACCTCAGCCGCCCTTATTATCTCCTTCTTTATTTCTGTTGCATCCATGTTATCCAATCTGTTCTTACCCTATATAGCTTCTCTCCGTCAATATCAAACTCGTACTCTGATTCTGGTTTGAAAGATACTATATCACCAACGTTGACTCCATAAGAAAGTAGAGTATTATTTATGTATCTAACCTTACCTACTAATGGTTGATTTTTTGCATGACTATCTATGTAAAATTCCTCCTTTGGTATAGGCTTTATAAAACAAAACTCCTCCTTAGACTTCCACTCATTATTACTCTTATACATATAGTACTGATAGTCATCAACAAGAAACAGATCATCCATTAAAAAACTCTTACCACTCTTCTGCCTTCCCTTCATATCGTAGTAATACTTAAAAACGTTATGATGAACAATAAGAGTGTCTCCAGGCTGTATATCTCCAGAATAGTTTATAGGTGTAGAAACAACCTCAGCGTATCTGTTTGATACCTTGTGATCCTCTTGAGATGTGCTCGTTATTAAGTCAACATCACCAATCTTTTTTATATTACTATACCTGCGACCATTTAATGGACGCACAATAAAGTTTGTAGGAGATTTCATTAGAAGTTTATGTTATACTCTATAGATACAGGCATATTTCTATTGAACTGCTTCCAAAGTAAAACCTCACCGCTCCTTTCTATCCATATACAGTAAGACTGTGACTCTTGAACGTATTGTATCAGATGAATCTTATATTCACCATTTAAAACATCCTGGTTTTGGATATAGTGCATTGAGCTAGACTTGTAGTCAGTTCCTATAGAAATCTTCCTGATATGCATTACTCTTTTTCTATTTCAGTAAAAGTACCATCCTCTAAGTTAATACTAACCTGACCATACTTATCCTCTAAAACCTTCTTATTGTCCTCTACCTCCTTATTTATATCTGACAATGCATGAAGCATAGCGTGCTTCTGAGATTCAATAGCACCTATATGATATAATGCTTGGTCCTGCTTGTTCTTTAAAGATACTAATAGATCTAACTCTTCTTTTGTGATTTTTGATTCCATTTTTTATATTTAATTTAGTAATACAAATATACGTTTTTTATTTTAATCCCCTATAGTTAACGTAACCGACGTAGGTGTTACTAAGTTATCAATCTGTGACTGAAGACTGCTTTCTAAATTATTTACATTTTCTTCACCCATAGATTCTTTAACCCACTGAACTACCTGATCATTAGTTAACTGATCAAACGGTGTAAACTCTGTTATATCTTCAGTGTTTAAAACCTGAGTTCCGATAGCTGATGCCTTAAAAGCATTTCCTTCTGAATCAACTTGATCTGACACTGCTGTTACCCTCCAGTGCACGTTATATACAATATTTGTGTTCTCGCCTACTGATGGGTAAGCATCTACTGTTTTACAATTCCAATTATACGTTACCATTTTCTTCTATATCTATTTGTGTTTCTGTTGCTAACCAATCTAATTCTGTTACATCTTCGTTAGCAGGTATAACTTTAGCTTTAATACCTTTTTCGATAACCTCATTCATATGATCTGTAGGGTGATTAGCTTTAGCCCATTCTATGACTATATCTTCGGTTAATGTTTCAATACTAGCAAAGTTGTTTCCTGACGGTGGACCTACAGGACAAGCTCCGCTAAACGTGTGGGATTCTCCAGATTCTTCATCTGTACCTGTATAATCAAATTTAATGTGTGTAATCACATTAGACAATCCGTCTAGCGTTGGTGCTTTCTTTAAAGCCGTGATTTTCCAATCGTAAGTAATGTTCATTTTTTCTGTTTTTAGTTAATAATTATTTTTCCAATTCTTTAATTCTATTTTCTAACTCAGCTATTTTAGCAATTAATAAATCTATATATTTAACTGACTTAAATCCTTCATCATCGGTATTAACAAATTCAGGGTGGCTTTTTTCCAGTTCCTGAGCTATAACACCTG